ATGGAAGCCGAGATGAGCAATGCTGCCGCGACTGCGTTTGCGTACGGCTCCGGTGCCAACTTTGTCACCGGGACCGGTTTCAAGACGCCGGAGGGCTTCACGGTCAACGCCGCCTGCGTTGCGGGGACACGAACCTCGGAGACGAACGACGTGCTCACGGGGGACGATGTCATCCGGCTCACGGGTGACCTGAAGGTGGGCTACGACCCGGTGTATGTCATGAACCGGGCCACGCTCGCGGAGATCCGCACGTTCAAGGAGACGAACAGCGGCTACCTCTGGCAGCCGGGGCTCAACGGGCCGGTGCAGAACACCCTGTGCGGCTATCCGTACTACCTCGCCAACAGCATGGCCGATATCGGAGATGGTGCAGTTGCCATGGCATTCGGCGACTTCCGGCGCGGCTATCGGATCCACAATCGCACCGGAACGGCGGTCCTGCGCGACAACACCACCGGCAAGCACACGGCGCACGTCGAGTTCACCTGGTACCGCTGGAACACCGGCCGCGTCGTCCTGTCCGAAGCGATCAAGCTTCTGACGATTCAGTAAGCGAGGGGAGGAGAGACGATCATGCCTGAGCAAGATCTCAACAGCAACTGCAAGGCAGCAATGGCGATCACTCCGGTGGCCGCTGTTGCAATCGCCGATGGTTCGGACATCAATACCCTCGGCTTCGAGTCCGTCGAGTTCATCGTGTTCTCGGGTACGCTCGGCACGGGCACTATCGACTTCACGTTGCAGGAGGCGGATGACGATGGTGCTGGGGCGCCTGACACGTACTCGGACGTGGCCGCCGGCGACATCCTCGGCACGCCGCCGACGATCCTCGCCACCGAAGACGATAAGGTCTGGCGCTTTGGGTACATCGGAAAGAAGCAGTGGGTCCGGCTCCAGAACGTCGAAACGTCGGCCTGGACGTCGATGATTCACGGCGCCGTGTGTGTGCTCAGCAATCCGGTGCTCAAGCCGGTTGCCGCGCAGATCACGTAGCCGTACGGAGGGGCTGTACTTGAGAGGCAAGTACTGAGCCGACCAGGGGGAGAAGGTCAGCGCTCTCCCCCTGGTCAACCCCGGAGGTGATATGCGGATAGTAAATATCGTCAGACCTGGAATTCTTCGCAGTGTGCCCGGGCGCGCTCCGGTGCGGGTGACGCCCGGGATCTGCGAGCTGAACGAGACGGAGGCGATCTTGGCCGTCGTACAGCACTTGGGCATGATCGTTGAATCCGCTGAGCCCGGCCCGAAGTCCAAACTCGAGAAGCCGGCTCCGCGGACACGGAAGACGAGGGCACGAAAGGCGGACGGTTGATGTCCACTGAGTGGTATCAGCTCCAGAGCGTAGGAACGTCTCCGCTGACCACAGCTGTGGCGAAGACGCACATGCGTGTGGCGACCGCGAGCGAGGATACCCTGATCGGGAAGCTCATCGAGGCCGCGACGCTGTGGGCAGAGAACTACACCGGAATGGATGTGCGCGCAAACTCGTGGAAGCTGTGGCTGGATGTGTTCGCTACTCCGATCGTCATCGATCGGCGCCCGATCGCGACCGACGGCATTACGTCCATCAAGCACAACGTGGACGCGTCACCCGTGACGATCAGTTCTGATGACTACATTCTGAAGCGACAGACGCTGTGGAGTGAGATCTGGCCTGCGCCGAATGTCTCATGGCCGTCGAATACGGATGACGGAGAACATCAGATCGAAATCGCATTCAGCACCGCGGCGCCGCCTGCAGGTGTCATTTCACGCGTCGAGGTCGGCTTGATGCGGCATGTTGCGTACCTGTACGAGAACCGAGGCGACTTGGAGGGTAGCGATATCGCGAGAGCAGCACGCGATAGTGGTGCCGTGGAGTTCTACACTTTCGGGGTCCCGAGATACTGATGGCGCAGCAGCAGCACATCCGCCGCAAGCTCCGCCGCCCGTCGATCGGGGATATGCGAGATCTAGTCGCAATCCAGCTGCGCGCACTGGGGAGCAGTAAAGACGGGGACGCCGACGCAAATGTGGCGTTCACGACGATTGCCAACGGCACCGTGTTCGCAGCGATCAACACCGTGGAGGGCATCTCGATCTTCGACAACGTGAACCAGCAGGAGGTTCCGATTACTCACGCCGTGATTCTCCGCCACATGACTTTTCTGACGTGTGACCACTGGATCCGCACGCAGGATGGCGTACAGCTGAAGGTACAGCGGATCGAGAATCTCGACAGCCGTGATCGGTTTCTTCGTCTGCTGTGTACAGAACGAGGCAGTTACACCATAGAGGCGGCGAAGGTATGAGTAGCTTTGCTGTACTTGGAACGCCTGGCAACCGCGAAGTGTTTCTGTCGCTCGAAACCGCAACGGAACGCCAGCGCCAAGGGATCCGTCGCGGCTTCTTCAGGCTCGGGAAGCGACTCGACAAGGATGCGCGGAGAGGCATCAACAGGGGGAGAAAGACGGGCGTACGGCGCCGGGTCACGACGCGCACGGGCCGCCGCCGCTGGCACATTGCCTCGGCACCTGGTGAGAGCCACGCGAACGTAACCTTCAAGCTGCGTGATTCGCTGGGGTGGAAGGTACGCGGCTTCGAGCGAATGGACTTCGGCTACGGGGTCGCAACACAGTGGAGGAAACGGGCCCCGCGCTATGCCAGCTACGTCGAAGAGGGGACTGCGAGGATGGCCGCGCGGCCGAGTATTCAGAACGCCATCGTGAAGGTCGTTCCGAAGTCGCGAGACTGGTTTCTCCACGAGATGCAGAAGGAGCTCGCGAAGTGAAGACGGCTGACGTCGTAACTGCGCTGCTGACGCGGCTTCCGCTGCTGGACGACCGTTTCGCGACGCTGCGTGAAGAAGTTGCGATCTCAAAGCGGAGCGGCAATATCGCCCGCGCAGTGTTCGCCACGCCGCACCTGATGACGACCGGGGACTTGCTTCTGGTGGTCGGTGCGGTGACGCCGATCTCCATCTCGAGCTTTACGCGTAGCGGTACCGTTGGGACGATCACTACCGTTGCCGACCACGATCTGACATCCGGCCAGGGGGAGCCGGGCATGGTGCGTACGACTGGGGCCAACGAAGCGGAGTTCAACACCGGTGAGGACGGAGCGTTTACGGTGCTGAGCGTGCCGGGCCGAAGAACGCTCACCGTGGCGATGGCGGATTCCGGCCCGACCGTGGCCACAGGTTCGCCTGTACTGTGGGATGCCTCGTCTGTACTGCGCAGCTACAACGGGCTGTACCCAGTCACGGTGATTGATGCCGACACCGTCGACTATACGTGCGGGTTCGCGACCGCCCTCGATCCAGTCGGCTCCTATCAGGTCTTCATCTCGGTGCGCATTGCGGGCGCCGCGTCCCCGGAGCGCGCCGCCGCGAGCTACTCGGCGAAGACCGAGGGCGAACTGTGGCTGTGGGTTGTCCTCGAGGACACGATTGCAGCACAAGATACGCTGGCACCAAGCGGTGTCGTCTCGGGTGCGAACATTTCGGAGTCCTTTCGTCAGCGCGTGACACAGGCGTTCTCTGTCTATCTCTTCGTGCCTGCAACAGGCTCCAGGCACGGATCGGCACACCGGGACATCGCGGAATCCGTGTTCCCGGCGCTGTGTCGTTCCTTGCTCGGGGTACGCTTCGACAGCTATCTCGCGCAGGGAGCGCACTATCAAACGCTCTTCGTGGCGCATGGGACAGCGGAGTACGATGACTCCGGAGGCACGGTGTATGTGCATCAATATCAATTTCAGGCGCTGGCAGACATCATCTACGAAGACACCGTCGGGGCCGGCGTGGACGTGGCGTTCCGCGATATCGCCCTGACGCTCGGGACGGCAATCGAAGGAACCGGCGAGATCGTCTCCGACATTGATCTGGACGACTCGCCGGAGTAAAGGGGCATCGCATGGAGAAGGTCAGAATCCGATCGAACGTCACGCTGCCTGGGTACGCCAAGGCCGGGGAGATCGTGGAGGTGCCCTGCGATGAGCGCGGAACTCCGCTCGATCAGTATTGGCGTCGCCGTCTGCGGGACGCGGTGAAGGACGGTTGTTGCGAAATCATCGCAGCTTCCGATTGCACGGCGGAGACGGAGCCCGAGGGGGTGACCGAGGCGTCGTCGGACGACAAGGGGTAAGCAATGGATCAGGTAGTGCGACAGCCGAGAATGACGGCCGCTCTCGTGAGCGCCGATCTGGAGCTGACTAACAGCGCCCATCGGGTGCTGCTCGTAGGCCAGGCACTCGCCACCGGAAGTGTGACTCCCGGAGAAAACGGGGTCCTGGTGGAAAATCTCCCGAACGATGGGAGCGAAGACGCCCTGTTCGGTAGCAATTCGATGCTGGCGGAGATGGTGCGTGCCTTCAAGGTCATCAACAAGCTGACGCGTGTCGACTGCATCGCTCTCGAAGACGAGAGCGGCTCGACGGCCAGCACGATCACGCTCACCGTAACCGGTACCGCGACCGAGAACGGAACCCTGACGTTGCGGCTCGGATCGCAGCAGAATCACAGCGTCAGCGTTGCGGTCGCAGACGGCGATGCGAATACAGCGGTGGCAACCGCAATCAGCGTTGCCGTGAATGGCGATACCAGCGGCCCGTTCACTGCGGGTGTCGGGGCGGGCGTGGCCACGCTGACATCGGCACAAAAGGGAGCGAGCACGCTGGATATTCCGTTCCAGCTCGTCGGGAGCGTAGCCGGAATCGCCATCGCGGTGGCGCGCGGCGTGTCTGGCGCCACGGATCCGACGTTGACCAGCACGCTCGATGCGATCGGGACGAACCGGTACCAGGGCATCGTGTGGCCCTACGCGGTGGTGACGCCGCTTGTGACGCTGCTCGATGCGCGGTGGAATGCGGACAACGTGATTCTCGACGGTGTCGGTTTCCGCGTCTCGAACGCCTCGTT